CACAAGCATCTATCGATGGCACATCAGTTATTCGCTCACGCGATATTCGTACTGCTGTTGCTAAGTTGCGTGCTAACAAGGCTGTACCACGTCAAGGCGAATACTACTGGTGTGGTATTCACCCAGAAGTTTCATATGACCTTCGCTCAGAAACTGGCGCAGGCGGATGGCGCGATGACCACAAGTACGCCGAGAACGGTGCATCTGAGTTTTGGCCAGGCACCATCGGCACATACGAAGGTGCTATGTTCGTAGAGTCACCACGTCTCTACAACACAACTGACGGTACTGGTTCATCTGGTGCTACAGGCACATTCGGAACATCTGGTTATGTTCACGCTTCTGGCGGTACTCGTGTATTCCGTACACTTGTTGCTGGTAAGCAAGCACTTGCAGAAGCAGTTGCTGAAGAACCACATGTAATCTTCGGTCCAATCACCGATAAGTTGATGCGTTTCCGTCCAATCGGATGGTACGGCGTTCTAGGCTGGGCACGTTACCGTGATGCAGCTTTGGTTCGTATCGAGTCATCAGCTTCTATCCACAACTCTTAATCTGAGTTAGTTGTTGTCCTAGCCCCTTTTTCCTTTCAGGGGCTAGGCGGCAACGCCCACGAAAGGTAACGCATGTCATATGTATTTAAACCGCCAACGGTTGAAGAAGGCCCAGCGGGTTTTGGCATTTTGTTTTGGCGTTACAGAATTGCTCGTGCAAACAGCATTTTAGTATTTGGTACAGCTGTAGTCTCACAGCGTACCCCTGCTGTTCAAGATACAGAGTCAGCAGATTATTGCTATCTAGGTGGACATGAATATGTCCTTACCGATGCAGAAGTAACCATTCTTACAAACGCTGGCTACGGCGCTTACATAACACAGGAGTAAGATGAACGCAGGTAGATACAACATCAGTGTCATCAATGGCACAACCTTTACGCTTGCTCCCATCTGGCAGATCGATGGACTGCCTGTAAACATTACTGGCTACACCGCAGACATGCAGGTTCGTGATGTGTCCAACAACCTTGTTGTTGAACTTTCCACAGCCAATGGCAAAGCCACAATTCAAGGCGCTTTAGGCCAAACAACATTTACCCTTACCGCTGCCCAGACAGAACCAAATGTTCTGCCATCTGGCAACTATCAGTATGCCTTTAATCTTTCTGACCCACAAGGCAATGTTTATCAAATCCTTAACGGCGCATTTGTCATATCTGCGAGTGTGATCCAATAATGGGAGTAACTACAAGTAGCGTTTCAACTGTTCTTATCCCAACCACTACCAATGTATTTAACGTTGGCTCAACTCAGTTTGTAACAATTGAACTTGGCGTTATTGGCCCGCAGGGCATTCAAGGTTATCAAGGTGTTACTGGACCAACTGGTCCACAAGGTTCTACAGGAGCGACGGGAGCAAAAGGTGCGACAGGCAATACTGGCGGTACTGGTTCTATTGGTACCACTGGTCCCACTGGCGCTACTGGTGCGACTGGCATTACGGGACCAACGGGTCCAACAGGTTCGCAAGGCAACACGGGAGTTACAGGGCCAACAGGAGCAGCTGGAGCAACAGGCCAGACGGGACCTACAGGTGCTGTGGGTAACACTGGCTCAACGGGGCCTACTGGAGCAACAGGACCAACAGGACCTATAGGAGATAAGTACCAAACTTCTTCTACCTCGTCTATCACCCTGCCAGTAAGCGGCACACAAACAGTTACTATTGGAACTGGTTTACAGTATTCGGTTCAACAATCTACAATTGTTGCCAACTCAACATCCGCTTATTTCATTGGTGATGTTGTTTCTTACAATTCTGGCACAGGCGTGCTGACGCTTAATGTCACCAAGACTGTAGGCACTGGTACATTTACTTCATGGACAGTTAATCTTGATGGTGCAGTCGGTGCAATAGGCTTTACAGGCCCTACAGGGCCTACAGGAGCCGCTGGAAACACTGGTGCTACAGGAAATACTGGAGCAGTCGGCAATACAGGCGCACAGGGCAATACAGGCCCTACAGGTCCAACTGGTGCTGTTGGCAATACGGGTGCCACTGGTGCCATCGGTGCTACTGGTAGCACTGGCTCTACTGGATCAACGGGCAGCACGGGTATTACAGGTCCTACAGGACCAACAGGAGCCACAGGCTCTACAGGTAACACTGGAGCGGGAGTAACTGGCGCTACTGGTGCCACAGGTGCAGGCGGAACTATCGCCTACTATGGAAACTTTTACGACACAACAACTCAAGTAAATGCTGGCGCTACAAGCGCTAACCTCATCACAATTAACACCAATGCTGGCTCCAATGGCGTAAGCATCGTATCTGGCAGCCAAATCACATTTGGTTATGCTGGTACTTATGCCATCAACTTGCTCGGTCAATTCATCACCACGGGTGGCGGCAGCAACTATCAAGTTAACGTTTGGTATGCCGTTAACGGCACAGCAGTAACTGAGTCAACAGCAGTCTTTACAACCGCTGGTGTAAACAACCAAGTCCTAGCAAACATTGAAGATCTTGTTACGGTCAACGCTGGAGATTACATCCAGTTTTACTGGTCTTCACAAAATACTTATATGGAGTTACTCTCTGTAGCCTCTGGCACATCGCCTACTCGTCCTGCCTCAGCAAGCGTTAATCTGCATGTTGAGCAAGTTACCTACACAATTCTAGGACCGACGGGAGCAACGGGTGCCGCAGGATCTACTGGAGCAACTGGCAGCAATGGCACCACAGGACCAACAGGTCCTTCTGGCAGCAATGGAGCGGCTGGACAAACAGGGGCTACTGGTTCAACGGGACAGACTGGCGCTACAGGAAGTACAGGTGCTACTGGACCTGCCGCAACAGCAAACATCCAAGACATTCTGATGCTTGGCGGAATGTGATACTATAGCGGTATGCCCAAGATTGCAGTCTATGCCATTGCTCTTAATGAAATACTGCATGCCGAAAGATGGGCAAAGGCAGCCGAAGGCGCTGACTATCGAATAGTAGCAGATACAGGATCAACTGATGGCACACAAGAAAAGCTCCGTGAAATGGGTGTTACTGTTCACGATATTAGTGTTAGGCCTTGGCGTTTTGATGTGGCGCGGAACGCGTCTCTTGCGCTCATACCAGCAGATGTAGACATTTGCGTCTTTGTGGATATGGATGAAGTTATCCATAAAAATTTTTTCCAGGAAGTTCGTAAGCAGTGGGACCCAACAGCAGATGCTGGATGGGTAACATTTGATACGGGTAGCAAGTGGCAAAAGGACAAGATCCATACTCGCAACAACTGGCATTGGAAATATCCAATTCATGAGGTAGCAGTTTACTACGGACCTAATGAGCCGAAGTATTGCACCATCAAGAATGCGATCATTAGCCATAAACCAGACAATAACAAATCTCGCGGGCAGTACCTGCCCATGCTTGAGATGTGTGTTAAAGAGTTTCCCCAAGATCCACGCATGTGGACTTACATGGTACGCGAGTACTACTTCTACCGTCGCTGGGATGATGTAGTTGCATCTGCTGAAAAGCGAATGGAACTTGGCGGATGGAATGTAGAAGAGGCTGCCACCTGTCGGTGGGCTGCTGAAGCATGTCACCATCAAGGTAAAGCTGAAGAGGCAACTAAATGGGCTGAGCGTGGCGCTCATATACTACCCAACGAAGGTGAGCCTTGGTTTTCAGTTGCGCTAGACGCTTATCGTAACAAGCGTTGGCAACAATGCTTAGATGCTTCCATCAAGGCCATTGAGTGTCATCGTAGCGTTCACTATTGCTACGACTCATCGGTATGGGATTGGAAAGCCTACGACCTAGCCAGCATATCCTCATGGGAATTGGGCTTTATCGATGAGGCGATTACCTTTGCCAATGCCGCATCTAAAGCCAACGGCGAAGAAAATGATCGCATACTGCGTAACCTTAAATTTTTTAGACAAGCCAAGGAGAAACATGGCACTCGGAGATAACTGTCGTTCAGGATGCTTACTTAAAAACCACGAAACTTACGCTGAATGCCTACAAGATGCAGGTATTCAAATCAACTCTGGCGATGCTAATAGCAACAAGACCATGACCAAGAAGCGCTGGGATGCAGAACTTAATGCCTATGACAAGGCACGCAAGCAAGGCATTCAACCAGCAGGCACAACTATGAAGGCTGTTGCCGAGTCACTGGAAGCAAGTGACAAATTAGGCAAACCTTTCGACGCTGGCTCAATGCCAGCAGCTAAGAAAATTACCAAGCAGTCAGCGAAGGTAATGAACGAAATAGGAGCAATCTAATGGCAGCAGCTAAAAAGGGTATGGGCTTTGCAGCCGCCCAAAAGCAAATCGCTAAAAAGTCTGGCGTATCTATGAAGAGCGCAGGAGCAATTCTTGCTTCTTCTACTCGTAACGCTAGCCCAGCAGCAAAGAAGAAAAATCCAAACCTCAAGAAAGTCAAGGGCTAATTATGTGCATGTCATGCGGATGCAATAACAACGCAGTTAAAGTTCCAGCAACTGAGAAGCTAGACGGCAAGCCAAACCTAGATCCAAAGGGTGGCTATGCGGGTGTTGGCGGTACAGTCAAATGGCCAACAAAGTAAATAAAGGCAACGCCAAACAAGCAATATCAGATTCAATCACCATTGGTGGACAAAAGCACACAATTGTTAGAGCCACCAATGGCGATATTGTCGTGAACCATCCTGGTTCTAAAAAGACAACATTTAAGAAAATTGATCTGACTAAAAAAGCAGATGTAAAAACTGTAGCTGCTGGCGTAGCAGCAGTAAAAAAATGGCATAAAAACCATCCAGCGAAAGGCAAGTAAATGGCAGTTGACGATGGCAAACCAGTTGTATGGCATTTAAACCGTTTGGCAGGAACTATCGTCAATTCAGTTCCCCAATGGGATGTTAACGGCGCTGCCGTTCAATGGGCCAATAGAGTAATTCCTGGGCACAACGCCACTCGCGGCATTGATGCTCTCAACCTTATCTATGCTTCCCGCAATGGCGGACTTAATCTGCACCTAGATACTCCTGGCGTTCTTAACGCTTTGGCTGGCGTGTACGGTTATGGTGAAGCAGCGGCAGCATCGAGGATCGTTTCATGACATTATTTTCAGACCTTATTGACGAGACAGCGCTTGCGCTTACTGGTTATACAGCCCGTCAAGATCAGGCCACATTCTTAGTAGATGATCTAGGCGCTACAGATCTTTCCTTTACCGTAGCAGATGGCACAGTCCTCACCCGCGGTATTGTAGAAATTGACGAAGAGTTGATCTGGGTTGACTCATTTGACCGTACAACCAATACAGCAACCATTCCGCCATATGGCCGTGGCTTTAGAGACACTACGCCAATCCCGCACACTGCTGGAACACGCGTCACCATTACACCTTCTTTCCCACGAGCAATGATCCGCAAGGATGTTAACGAGGCAATTGAAGCTGTATACCCAAGCCTCTTTGGCGTGTACTACACAACTTTCCCATTCCTTGCTGCTCGCACAACATACCAGCTTCCCCAGGAAGCAATTGATGCTATCGCAGTATCATGGCAAACAATCGGTCCATCTCTTGAATGGCTACCAGTTCGCCATTATCGCATTGACCGTACTGCTAACCCATTAGTCTGGAACAGCGGAAAGACAATCTCCATCTCTGATGGCATTATCCCAGGTCGCACAGTGCAGGTTGTCTACACTAAAAAGCCTACACAGTTGCAGAATGACAATGATGACTTTACCACCACTGGCTTGCCAGAGTCAGCCCGTGAAGTAATTATCCTTGGCGCTGCCTATCGTTCAGCAGCCTATGTCGACATGGGTCGTATCCCAGCAATCTCTGCTGAAGCAGGCGCTCAGGATCAGTCCAACCCAGTTGGATCTGCTACCAACATGAGCCGTTATTTTTATCAGATGTACCAGCAACGCCTAGCAGTAGAAGTAGCGCGTCAGGCTGAACAGTACCCACCACGCACCCACTATAGTCGATAAGGCAGGCAGATGGCTGTTAATAGATATTACTCCGCTACTGCGCAAGATACAACGGTTGCCAGTTCAATTAATGGAAGCGCTGGAAGCGTTATCGTTAGCAACCTTGTTGGCTACCCAAGCAGCACGCCTTACATTGTAGCTCTTGATTACAACACATCTTCTGAAGAACTTGTACAGGTAAATGCGGTGACGGGCACAGGCCCTTACACCCTCAGCATTACCCGTGGCTTTAATAGCACCAGCCCTACCAACCACAATGTAGGAGCAGTTGTTCGCCACGTTATTACTGCACAGGATATGACAGAAGCGCAACAGCATATCGCTGCTACAAGCAATGTCCACGGGGTAGCAGACACTATCGCTGGCGTAAGCGATGTAATCAATTTTTCACTTTTAACAATGGGTGGATGACCCAATTACCAAGAAAAGGAAGATAAATGGCAACAGCATATAAGGTACTTGGGCAGGCGGTGCCAGCATCTACAACAGCTGCGGGTGCTTCGTCTAACCTCACTACCCTCTACACCCCATCTGGAACAGCGGCAGCTGTAGTATCCACAATTTCTATTTGTAACCAAGCAACCACACCTCAGACATATCGTGTCTCAGTCCGTGTGGCAGGTGCTTCAGATACTCCTAAGCAGTACATTGCCTACGATGTTCTTCTTGGTAGTGACGCTACAGACACATTGACCCTTGGCATTACCCTTGCCAACACCGACATTATCTCAATTGCTGCGTCAAGCACATCAGTTTCCTTTAACGCTTTCGGATCGGAAATTTCTTAATATGTCAGTTAACCGTCACCCAAATACACAGGGTGTAACCATCAAGCAGTGGCGCTATACGGCCACTGGCGGTGAGACAACCCTTTCAGGTACAGATGGCTTTAGCCAGTCTCTGACCTATACTCCTGGAGCTGAAGAAGTATTTGTCAACGGCGTATTGCTCGTCCGTGGCACAGACTACACAGCTTCTACTGGTACCACTGTGGTACTAAACAATGCCTTGGTAGCAGGCGATATTGCCACTGTCAGCGCACCTTCAGTATTTAACGTAGCCAACTCTATCCCTAGTTCTACAGTAACCGCCAAAGGCGATTTGCTTGTAGCCAATGGATCAGCAAGCCTTACAAACCTTGCTGTCGGCGCTGACGGTACAACACTCGTGGCAAACTCTTCTGCTGGTGGTGGGGTAAGTTGGGCAGGGCCGCAATTCGTGGCTGGTCGCAACAAGATCATCAATGGCGATTTTGGTATCTGGCAGCGCGGTACATCATTTTCAAATCCTGCTACTGGAACATATACAGCGGATAGATTTGCAGTTAACTTTGATGGTTCCGGTGCTGCTCGCACTATTTCACAGCAAGCCTTTACTCCTGGCTCTGCACCAGTTGCAGGATACGAAGGAACATATTTTGCTCGGTTCAATCAGGGAACTGCAGGGTCTGGGGCTACTTACAACAATTTTCAACAAAAGATTGAAGATGTAAGAATCTTGGCTGGACAGACTGCAACAGTTTCTTTTTGGGCTAAAGCAGATTCGACTAGAACAGTTGGCGTTGCTTATTATCAATACTTTGGTTCGGGCGGTTCTTCCGATGTAATTGGTTCTACAAACAATGTTTCGGTAACAACTTCTTGGGCTAGATACTCAGTAACGCTTTCCATACCATCTGTAAGCGGAAAGACAATTGGCTCTGGTTCATTTTTAATTATTGAATTACAGCAACCTCTCAATACAACATTCACAATAGATTATTGGGGCGTACAGGTTGAGGCAGGTTCGGTAGCGACACCTTTCACAACTGCTACTGGAACAGTTCAGGGGGAGTTA